TGTATCAAGATTTAAGAACCTTTAAAGATAAACGCATCTGGACAGGCATTGATATGGGAGTTACAAACACCAAAGAGTTAAAACGTAGAAATGAAAACAGGAGCTTTTACAATGGATATTATTAAAAACGTTAGTAATTTTATATTACTAACAATAATATTTTTTATGATCGAAACCATTTTAATATTAATACTATAACCTGGAGGTCCAATATATGCCAAACGTAAAACACTTAATTTATTTAAAGAATAAATATAACAGAAATTTAATAGCTAATAGCAGCATTAAATTTATATTGAAAACTCCCGGCATGAACTCCAACGCCTGGAAGATTCACAACCATTATATATTTAACAACAAATACAACAACACCCGGAGGCGGTTTAAATGCTAGCATTACTAATAATAGCAGCCATAATATTTATTATATTCCTGGTCCTCCTAGAGCATACGCCCAAGCTATTAATAATACTAATAATTATTACTGCAATATTCATTAACACCAATCTATATTTTTTATAAACCCCATCACTTTATTTATTCTATTTTTATAATTATTTCTAATAGATCATAAAATATATATTTCTTTTATCCTTTTAAATAATCATAATATAACAATAGTTATATACCATAACACCAAACCCAAACATAAATATAATACAAACAATATATAACACCAGGACGGCACACGCTGCACACGTCACAGTCATATTATTTCCAGATCTATATACTATATTAATCTTATTATTATTTCTTTTATTATTTCTTTATTTAATTAATACAGTTATATTAATACTTATTTCTTAATTATTTCTTTTATTATTTCTTTTTTTCTTTTTTTATTTTTTCATTTTTATTTCTTTTATTATCTGGAATCAATAACGGCAGGAATACAGCACCAAACAATACATATTTTTATTATGTTTATAACCTAAAAACATATTAAAATTAAATGTTTATTTCTTAATTGAAAAAACACGGCATAAACTGCAATGTAAAACAAATATTAAAACCAATACATCACAAAAAACCAAAAAGGCGGACAGACACACATGCTCATATTTGTGTATGTATATTTTTTTTGGTATAACAATTGTTATATTTTATTGTATGGGTTTCTTTTATCATAATATGGGTGGGGATTATTTATTTTTCGGATTAAAGGATTATTATTCTTTATTTTTTATTTTATATTATTATATATTATTATATATTTTATTATTAATTATTTATTTATTATTTATACTGTTACCATTCATCTCCTTCCCTTGTTCCCGTATCCATACCTGTTTTCCTATGTCTTTTGTATTTTGTTACCATGTTACCATGTTACTAGCGTTACTTTGTAACTTTGTTACTTCCGCATAAAGGTGTTTTATATTCTATATAAGAAATTGTGGGTTTTTGTTGGTAACATGGTAACGTTTTGTAACGGAGCATTCTCGCATAGTCAAATCGTGTTTTTAAGACTTCTCTGTTGTTACTTTTTTTGCGATACCGTTTGGTAACGTTGGTAACGTTTTTTTTCTCTGAACATATGTTTAGGTTTTTTTGTTTTTGTTTATGGTTTTGTTTATGGTTTTGTTTTTATGGTTGAACAGTGGGTTTTGGAAACGTTACCATCGGGAAAATGGGGTTTGGTAACGTGGTAACGTTTTGTTAAAAATAGTTTACATGATTGTACTTTTTTGTGGATTTTTGTATATTTGTGTACATTTGGGTATTACTTTTTTATTTTTTGTTATTACAAATTAGTGATTATTCGTATGGTAACGAACAAAGTAACAAAAGTAACGTTTGGTAACACAATCGTAATACAAATAACCCCCACCAGTAATACTCCGTGGTAATAAGAGTAATTCATATAGAAAGAGGCATAAAATGGTGTGAAAACGTACCTCTTTTCAAATTTTGTCATTTAAATCAAAAATAGGAAATTTTTCAGAATTTTTTCCCAATTTTTTCTGAAAAATTTTCCCATAAAAAACGATAGCTATTATGAAGACTTATGGTTACTTATTCGGATTCATACGATTAATAAAAGACTCACATCACGATGAAGTGTTTATAGAATCCACCCAATTAGTTGTTATGGAAAACGACCGATGGTTATACTCTGATAAAGAATTGTTAGCGATAGCTATAAGTCTTGGATTAGATAATGTTACGATTCTTAATTGGAATGAACTATTAAAGGAGGATATGAACAATGGAAATTGATGTAAATAACATTTCAACTATGGCTTCTATGATTTGGGGAGTTATTGTCTACCCAATACTCATGGCAATAGGTATAGAGATTAATCAAGGTTTAGGAACTGCGATTATTGGTGCAATTATCTTATTAGCTTTATTGATTTGGAGTGCGATGAATCCGAACAAATTAGCAGCATTTGGTAATGCTGAACCAACACCGGTTAATGATGATCACGATGCTCCAGTAGTAAACGATGAGTATGTTACTGGTGATGATAACGATGGTTGCTAATCATGAATGTATACATGAAACTCAATTGCAAGGTCAAAGTAGAGCTATTGAAAGATTAGATGCTGAATTATCATATAAAAAAGAGCGTCTTGATGAATTAAAAGAAGATAATCGTAGAATGGAAGGCAAGATAGATGATTTAAAAGATGACATAGCAGATTTCATTTCGGAGTCTGATTCAAAAGATTCTGCTTTGAATGAACGATTGATTAGAATTGAAACGAGGCAACAAGTACAAGAGGAGTCTACGAAGAAAAATCGTGATGATTTTAAGTTATGGTTAGCTATTATAACTGTTGTATTTGGGGCGATTCAAATTTACTTTAATTTGAGGTGAATATATATGCCTACACCAGGCGGTAATCCACATTATCCAGATATATTGAAAAAAAGGTATAAAGAAGTTAAAGATAAACTTATCGCAGCTGTTGAAAGAGGTTTACCTCCGAAAAATGCGTTTATATCTGTCGGTTTATCAAAATATCAATATTATGATTGGTGTAATTATGTAAAAGAAGACATTGAAGCTGGATTTACTGATACGCCATTAATTAATTTAATGATTGCGGTAGCTCAAGCTAATGAAAAAGTCCACGAACGTTTAATCGACAAAGGTTTAGAATTAGCTGATGATGGCGATGCCTCAATGATACAATTCTTGTTAAAAACAAGATTTGGATATGATACTAAGAAGAAAACCGAAGTCGAACTTAGCGGAAACAAGAAAGCACCGGTTACTTTCCAAATTGTGGATATGAAACCTTTAGAAAACGACGAGGAATAGATTATGTCAGAATCAGCAACAATTGAATTAACTCCTACTCAGCAAAGATGGTTTAATAATACTACAAGGGAATTGTTGATAGAAGGTAGTGCTGGTTCTGGTAAGACTATTTTTGCTTGTTATAAAGCTATTAGGTATGGTTTAGAGCATGAGAATGCTAGTATTTATATATATCGTAAGACTTTGCCTTCTTTGAAACGTACTAGTTTGAAAGAGGTTTTGCAGATATTGGATAAGTATCATATTCCGTATAATCAGAACAAGTCTGAGGGAACTATCCATTTACTTCAAACTGACAGTATATTGTATTTTGGGGCATTAGATGAGTTATCAAAAGTCCGTTCAATCAATGCAGATATGATATACATTGAGCAAGCCGAAGAGCTAACAGACACTGCTTTTTACACAGAATTAATGTTAAGACTTGGAAGAGGCGAAGCTTCAAAAAACGGAGCATACTCACAAATGCTACTCGTAGTACAACCAGAAGACGAAGAACACTGGATATACAAAAGATTCCACGAATACAAAGATGCTGAAACAAGATTCAAAAGAGAAAAAAGAGAAGCTGAATTAGAGCATCGCCCATACAAATCATATGATGAAATATTAGCAGAAATACAAGCCCGTAGGAAATCTGCTCACTTCCATTACAGTGAGAATCTAAAACTTCCTAAATATCAAAGAGATTACTACGACCAATTAAAAGACGAAGATTACGAATTATGGTTAAGATACTCCGCAGGAAAATGGGGTAAACTAACAAATGTAATCTATCCAAACTACGACACTAATTGCGATAGAACAAACTTTGATTTATACACTTTCGGAGCAGATTTCGGTTTCAACGTTCCTAGTGCATTTTTATTAATAGGATTTTATGATGACGAATGTTATGTCATTGATGAGGTTTACGAACCAGAATTAATCACATCAGAATTAATCAGCAAATGTGATTCAATGTTAAAAGAACATCAATTACTTCCTGAAGATTTATCTCTCGGTTGGGGAGATGCAGCAGAACCTGACAGAATCGAAGAATTTTGTCAAGCAGGTTACCCAATGTTACCTGGAGTAAAAGATG